TTTTCCTTCACGGATCACAACATACCCATCATTAGTAAAGTCCAGTTCGGGGTTTTTATGAAGACTCAATCCATTAAGAAATTGATTGAGATCATAAACACCAAAGTCTTTAGAAAATTCTTCAGTAATCGTTGCTTCAGCCAGAATGTTCTTCATCACACTAATGGTACGAAGTTTACTACCTTGCTTGAACAGAATAGACTGGTTGATGGAAGAAAAGTTCTTCAGAACAGAAAGGGTTTTATCAGAAAGTTTCATAGGGTTGCGTATTTTCATTACAAAGGCCAGCAAAGTGATAGAGAAGAATGCAATAATGGATTGCTTTCAGAATGTCCATTTTTGATTTACCATTCTTCTTTCCGAAACGAGAAAGATATTTGATTGCATTAGAACGACAGAAAGGTTCTGCATCACCAATACCCTCAATCAAATCAAGAGTCTGAGTTTTGGATTCTTGAGAAGTATAATGTGAACGATATGTACTTCCAAGATACTCACGAATCTCCTTGAGAATCACATCCTCATTGTATTTCCAGAAACCATTATTATTAGTTGGTACTGAAGGAAGTTCCGGAATATTCAGATTAAATGAAATATGATCCTCTCCCATCCCTCCAAGAATTCTTGATCCTGTAAATGAAACAGTATCAGCAGCAGCAAAAGAATCAGAACTAAAGTTAATAGTATCTGAAGAATAATAAGGATTTCCAGTCAAACTGATTCCATCCTCTTCCCAAAAATCATTCCAATCTTTTTCAGTTGTTTCACTTGTACCACCAAAAATGGTGGTATTATCCTTTTCAGGCATTTCAGACATAATGTTAGTCATAAAAGTCTCCATTAAAGTATATCAGTTTTGAGTCTGTTCGTCAACAGGCATTTGGAAATCTGCATCAACTTTATCATATAGTTCCAGGAATGCTTGCTTAGTTTCATCATCAAAACGATTCACACAAACTTGAATTGCCTTTGCCTTGTCTTGGAAGATGCTATAAGCACGGATAATGTGAACCAGGCGACGAGTGCTGATGATTTCCTCAATACCACCATCATAAAAAGTCTTACGGATGATGTCGCCCCAGTCCACAAGTCGTTTGCAGAAGTCACGGTCTTCCACTCCAAGATCAAGAGAAACACCCTCCAGAATCCTCTGCTCAGTTGCAGGAGAAGGATAAGACTGCTCAAAGGTGACAGGGAAACGTTCCAGAAATGCTTCATTGAGGACGTTGGTGCCAATGAATCGTCCATCATCAGAACCCTTACCTTTGGTATTTGCAGTAGCAATTACATTAAATCCTTGCTTAGGTGCAATGTGCCTACCAATCTTCTTCAGGAAGACTCCTTTTCCTTCCAGGATTGACTGAAGGCAAAGAATCTTGTTGGAAGCCAAGTCAATTTCGTCAAGCAGTAGAATCGCACCGCGCTCCAGGGCTTCGATGACTGGACCATTGTGCCAAACGGTTTCACCATTAACCAAACGGAATCCACCAATGAGATCATCTTCATCAGTCTCAATCGTAATGTTTACACGAATCAGTTCCCTACCCAGTTGAGCACACGCTTGCTCCACCGAGAACGTCTTACCATTACCCGAAAGCCCAGTGATAAAAGTCGGATAGAATAGGCAGGATTGGATAATTTTTTTAATGTCACCAAAATTACCAAACTTGACGAAGGTATCATCTTTTTGCGGGATAAGGTTTTGCTCAACAGCAGGCATTGCAGGAGGTGCCTGATAAGTTTGTTCCAGTTTTTCTTGCACGGTCAGATTCCATTTGCCACGACCAACTTTAAACTGCTCAAGTTTTTTAGAAACAGTTTGATAGGTAGTGTCGTTCATCGCACACCAAGCACGGACATCAGCAGAAGTAATGCTAGTGCCGTACAGATTCTTAAGTGATGAACTGATGTAGTCGATGGAGAGTGTCATTAGAGTTGGGTGTTTGTTTCAACTGAAGTCATTATAAAGCAAAAAGGGGGTGCTTAAGACCCCCAGTGTTCAGTTCGCCAACTGGTTCTTGAGTTTCTCAAGGTAGTCAGCACTAGCAATATGACCAGTATAACCTGGATAATATTTTTCTACAAGTGCTGGAATACCCATAGCAGTTGTGCTGCTATTACATTTAATCCATACTTCTTTGGTGTCGTATTTGACAATATGTTCAAGTGGAAATTTAGTTTTCATTTTAATTCATAATCAGGATATTGTTCACGAACTTTATCCCTAAAACGTGCATTAAACGTAGGAGGATTTAGTTCTCTCTTTTGCTCAATTGTCTTGTTTGCATGATCAATAATCAAAAGTTTTTTCATGTTCTTGAACTCCATAATTACTTAAATTGTAGGTTTTTCTTACCAATTCTAGTAGCACCTTCACCTGGTTTAATTTTACCAGATGCATTCTTTGTTGTCATCTTACCTTGATCATACTTCTTGCCAAGTTTAGGATCTGCATCTGGTCTTCTGGAAGTTCCTAACCATGATGCCTTTGCGGCAGTTCCCTTTTTCTGTTTAATCAATACACTATCTTGATCTTTTTTCTTAGAGTCAGTAGGTTGATTTCTCTTGTGTTTTAATCCACCTGATTGTCCTAATTTTTGTAGAATTTTCTTGAATTTTCTCTTTCCTTTTTTACCAGAAGATACGACAAAGGATTTCTCTTTTTGCTCACCATGATCTTTTTCATGATAAACACCAGATGCTTTTGTTGGTCCAGGAAGTCCAGCACCCTTAACATTTCGCACAAGTTGATCACTTGCTGCTTGATTTTGTTTCTTGGTATTATCTCCCCTTGCAGCAGAAACAATACCAGTGCCCTTTTTATTCATAGTAGATACTACTCTACTCAATGACTTCTCTTGAATAGAATAACATTCTTCCAAGAACTCCTGAAAAGTTTTCATATTACTAAGTGAATAACTTTACATTATTCTTTATTTAGATTCTTGTCACTTAGATACCAAAGATACAACCTTTCTTCTTCTTCCCGTGCCTCAATTTCATGAGGTTGATGCTCATAGTCATAATTTTCCACGGGTTCTTGACAATAACACATTTTTCCATTTTTTAATTTGAGAGAACCTCTTACCCATTGTGCAAGGTGAGTCAATTCATGCAAAAGAGTTTTTACATACGACTCCTGATCCATGTGTGTTTGAAGTTCAATCAAAAAGTGTCGTGGACGATAACCACCATCAAGTGTGTCACAATAACCAACAACTTGTTCACGTTTCAATCCACGATGAACAATTTCGATTGTAATCTTGTGACGTGGAAAGAATTCATTTAGAAACCAAGTGGTAACATCCTCGCAGAGTTTCTTAGAATAACCGTATCCAGAAGTGAAGACGTAAGACATGTTCCCCAGTGAAGAAACCAGATGAATGATGTAATGAAAAGAAGTTTTTCTTTAGAAGTCAAGATAAGATTCGATTGCTTGGTAAATAAGTTGAGAAAGGCACTTTGGAGGTTTGATGGGAGTAATCTCCCCAAGATCACACTCGTAATAATCACCGAGTTTAAGTTCAATCATAGCACCATCAGCACCCTCTTGATACAAAGATCGTGCTTTCTCATCTTCAACAACAACCACTCGACGAGCAGTAAGATCTACCACCAACATGTAATCGAAAGTTTTATTCTGTCGAAAATCTTCAACAGTTTTCTTCTCACTCAGAAAAGATTTAACCTTGAACTTTTTGGTGGCATGAATATCCTTACGTTTGTAGAATAGATTTTGCCCCATCTTCATTTCGATCTTATCATCACCAAAGGTGAAATCATAACCAGTTTGATCGACACGAGTTAGATTAGAAAATTTTGCGAGTGCTTTCTCAACAGCAGTTGAACGGGCAAAGTTATCAGCATTGGATGAAAAACCAGGATCATTGTAGAGAGAATCTACAACACCGAAAACTTTGTTCCAGTTGACACCAGTCTCAAGATGGTCAATAAAGTGCATTTGGTCTCCTTGTTGGATGTGAGTAAATTTGGTGGTCATGGGAATCATCCCTCGACTACAAATGTAATCTACAGGAGATCTGAGACTATCTGGAGATTAGTGTGACAGTTCCTACTCTGGCACAGAGGAATGAATAAACTTAGTAATTGCATATCTATCATTACTCATCACAGATGTCACTCCATGTTTTACCCAACCAGGAAAAATGACTGTCTGATTATCTTTTGTAGGAATCATGTAAGCATGATTTGGAAAAAACAAATCTCCACCTTCACATTCTTCTTTTTGAATTGTAGTTGAAACTAACACATTGACCCACATATCTTGATGTGCTTGGTAATGTTGCTGATTTGTGTACTTACGGAGTTTAGTATAATCTTTATTAGCTTTTAAAAAATATTCCCAATACTCATTTTCATCAGCAACATTATCATAAAACTCACCAGAGAAGAGTTTTTCATCATAAATCCTCAGAATATCTGATACTGATCGATCATAATATGTCGAATCTAATGATAATCCACTCGAATCGGTTAGATATTCTCCATTTTCGTTTTGAGCAGCAGAAAAGTTTCCTGGTGATTTTAACTTACTTGACAAAAACTCAATTTCTCTCCATACCAAATTGTATTCTACTTCATTGAAGTAGTTTTCGATAATAATATGGGGAAAAGGATCGTTTTCAATTCTCATTTTGATTTTTCATAATACTTTCCATTTGATCGAAAAACTCATCAGCATGAATGAGATTATCAATCGTTTGAATCATCTCTGCAATAGTTTTATTCACGAATGGTTTTTCATTTCGTGCAGAAAACGCAAGTGCTTCTCTAAGATTTTCTTCAGCAGTATTGAGTGATTGCTTAACTTGATCAGATAGTGCCATTAGTTTTTCCTCTCAGTGTAGATTTGTTTCTTTTCATCCCAATGAAAATAGTTTGAGCAATCAAATTCATCATTAGTGTAAAGACCCCATCCAGTTGCAATGTACTTTTCATGAGAATAAACTGCATTTCCACGATGAGTATGGGTGTAAAATGCTGGCCAAATTAACATTCGACCTCTTTTTGGTTGCACTCTAATTCCTTGCCATAGAAATTCAGTTTCACCTTCACCTTCGGGAATGTCATTCAAATATAACATCCATGCAACACATCTGTCAACAACAGCAAGTTCATTTGTTTCACAATGCCAATCATGAAATCCACCTCTTATTGGTGTTTTTTGAAGTTTTATTTCTTCAAACTTTACACCAACATAATCTGAAACCCAATACTTTTCTTTATATTCTTCCCAACAACGATTTACTAAACCAGCAATAAGGTCAAATACTGGTGCTTTGTAATGCAAATAGATTTGATAATCATGTCTAGACAACTCACCTCTATCTGTTTCATATGAACCCATTCCTGTTCTAAGAGTCGGACCCTTTGTTTTATCATCTGGATGTTTATAGATTCTCTCAAAATACTTAATAATTTTACCACATGCTTCTTCACCTAGAACATTATCATAAACACCAATAAAATGTTCATCTTTCATCACACTACCCAAGTAATTAAAGAATAACGAGTTCCAGAAGTTACTGGCATAATTTCATGAGGATACATGAAATTTGATGGGAAAATAAGAACATCACCAGCACTCATTTTATAAACTAACTCTCTATTGAATAAAGCAACTTCTCCACCATCATAGTTATCATTCATGGAAATAATAACTGTTAGTGCTCTAGGTTGTTGTTTGAAAGAATCACTGTGCTGAACATAAAAATCACCTTCTTCATACTTTAGAAGTTCATAACCAGAATCTTCTTGAATTTCTAATTCAAACTCTGGATTTTTCTTTTGATATTCGTCAATAAGTGAGGCAACAATTTCAAAGAGTTTTTCATCAATTTGCTTTCTTTGTTCTACATTATCTTCTTCCATAATTCCCTGGTCAGATATGCAAATAAAAGAACACCTTCTAGCACTCGGATCATGACCAGAACCAGTTAATGTTGGCTCCCAATAATCTGTATCAACATATTCGTCTAGAATATCATCACAAAACTCAGGATCAATTGCTTCCTGTCCATAAAAGATAAAGTCTTCCAAAGATTTTCTTGAAAGTTTATTACTTTCTACATCGGAGATAATATCTGGGGTTTCTTTTTTTGTTAGAAATTTCTCATATTTTTTATTGACTACAACGACCTCATCAAAGTCTATGTAATCTTCTTTAGTTTGAGTTACATTTTCAATCTCTATAGTTCCACCAAAACTACTATTTCGATTTTCTCTAAATTTTCTAGGTAAAATTACGTTTTTGCCAGTGTTCTCAAATCCACTCATTTTTTCATACTCCTCTAGTAAATCTTCTAAATCTCCAACAGTTTCACGACCTTTATCAAAATAAACAGGACTGCAACATCCACGACTTCTTACATAATGTAGAAAAAATTGTGTGTAATTTTTTCCAATAAACTTATCTCTCCAATGCGGAGCAATACATCCTAAGTATAGCATAGCATCACCAGGATTCAAAGTCACACAACGTTTTTCTTTTTCTGGTGTTTCAATCCAGATTGCCCAAGGTTTATCACCACCAAGATGTAATGTTAAAGAGATTTCACATGATGGACGATCAGTATGCTTAGTTAAAACACTACCATTACGATAGATTCTAGAATAAACATAAGTTGGCAAAACAGTTTCTCCAACAATCTCAGATACATGAGATGTTTTATTTGCCAACAATTCTAATGCTGGCAAATAATTATAAACAGAAGAAGAATTAGGTGCTTGTTCATCTGAAGGAAATTTATATTTTAAATCCGTAAGATGAAACTCTTTTTCTAATTCTTTTGCATGTTCTGGGTTAATAAAGCTAGGAATAACCAAATAGTTATTCTTCAATAATTCACCATTCATTTCAAACTATCAACTGTTTTTATCTAGAACATCTTTAAGGGCAGAGAACCATTTAACTGCCTTTTCTACTGGAAACTCATTTTCATCATTTTCATTTTTTGTCAATGATGTATAAAGTTTTTCTGGGTCAATTTGATCCATCAATGTAAGAATATCATTTACAGAATAATCGACACCAGATTCGATTTGATTTCTTTCTTGAGTATCATCAATAATTTTTTCAAGTTCCCTTACATAACTGTTACTGTCGATT